ATCGAAAAAGCAAAAGGATTTAACTGAATCTTTAGACCAATCAGATGAAATTTACATGTTAAGAAATTATCAAGATGTTATTTTGAATAATACTATATTACGTGGTATTAAAGGTATTCAAAATGTGATGCCTCGTAAATTACAAAATTATGTAGTTCGTGACGAAGGTAAGTATGCACAAAAAGATGTTTGGATTTTAGATACAACTGGTAGTAATTTATTGGGTATATTAGCATTCGATTTTATTGATTATGCTAGAACATATAGTAATGATATTAGAGAGGTATTTAATGTATTAGGTATAGAAGCTGCTCGTCAAGTGATTTACAATGAATTAGTAGATGTGATGGAATTTAGTGGTGTCTATATTAATTATCACCATTTAAGTTTACTTTGTGACCGAATGACCTCAACAAAAGGTATGGTTTCTATTTTCCGTTCGGGTATTTTGAATGATGATACTGGTCCAATATCTAAATCGACATTTGAAGTTCATACAGAAGTATTGTTGACTGCATCACGACATGCTGATTTTGACCATATGCGTGGTGTATCAGCAAACGTAATGATGGGTCAAATGGGAATATTTGGTACGGGTTCATGTCAATTAGTATTAGATATTGATAAAATGAAAGACCTTCAAGTACAAACTGCATCAAGAAGAACCAATGAAGATGAAATTAATGGAATGTTTAATTTGGAAGATAAAACAGATGTATGTTCAAGAGAAAATATAGAAATTAAAAATACTGTAAACGTTATTCAAGGAGATAATACAAATAACTGCGATGATGATTATGATGCAGGATTTTAAATGTCCGAAAGTGTAAAATAAAAATAAATAGTATCCAATACTTTTTTAATGTAAATTACTTAAAGAAATAATATTATTTATATAGGGAGGGAGTGGTATTGATGGGTTCTTAAATAACATCCTGATTTAGCTCAGTTGGTAGAGCATTTGACTGTAGAGGTTGATACATAAATGTATCTCATATAAGATATCAAAGGGTCACCTGTTCGAATCAGGTAATCGGGAATATAATTATTTTATATAATTATATTTCATAAAAAATTTAAACATAAGTTTTCATTCTATATTATATAATGAAATTCAATATAATAGTAGCAATGGATAAAAATAGAGGAATAGGATTAAATAATAAATTACCATGGTCTTTTAAAGAAGATATGACTTATTTTAAAAATCTAACCAAGGGAGCAGGTAATAATGCTATAGTTATGGGTAAAAATACATATCATAGTATAAATAAAGCATTACCTTTTAGAGATAATATAGTTTTATCAACCTCTTTGCAGGATTCGCCCGACCAAATTCTATTATGTAAATCAATAGAAGAATTAATAAGTTTAATCGACGAAAAAGAATACGATGAAGTTTGGATTATAGGAGGAAGTATGATTTATACGCAATTTTTATATATGCCTGAATATATTAGTAAAGTATATATTACACAAATTGAACAAAATTATAGTTGTGATACTTTTTTCCCAGATTTACCTGAATATTATGAATTAAAATTAAACTCAATTACACGTGAAAAAAACGTAAGATTAAATTTTAAACTCTATGTTAATAACTCTTAAATAACTACTGTTTTTTCATGACCGAACCGTAAACTTAAATCAACTACTACATTATCAATTACCTCTGAATCAATTAAGTTACGTATAAAACTAACGTCTTCGCTTGTTCCATCAGTAATTATTCTATCATTTTCTTGAAAAGAAGTAATGTTACGAAAAAACCAAGGATATTTAATACGTTCATCTTCAAGAACGCCGTAACGTATAGCCATACAACCCATACCAACATATGCACATTTTCTTAAAGCATTTTTATTTTTTATATATTCATTACCTTCTTTTACAGATAAAAATTGGAAACTACCATTTTTTTTATAATAGTCTACATCCCAATTTTCTACACAGCATAACATATCACCTCCTTCCATTGCATAAATACCAGAATATATTTTATGTTGATAAAAACAATTTTCTATGAGTTTATCAATCATTGGTGGAGTAAATACCATATCACTATCTAACCAAACAATAACATCATATTTAATTTGTCCTTGAAACGGTAATTGATTTGGTCCAGATAATACATTAGCACCCAAACACAATGCACGAGCAAAATTAACTTGAGAAGAATATTTATTACTTAAATATATATTATATTTTGGTTGTAAAGCTTGTAAAGTATTCGTCCACGATTGTAAAAATTTATCTGAAAAACGGTTACCTGGTATGCAACATATTACAGTAAGTTTGGAGAATTGACTATCCATTTATAAAAATATAACTATTTGTATTTATATTTTTATTTATATTTATAATAATGTTTTCAAAAATGAAAAAATGAATGAAATAATATAAATGCTGAATTAGATAACTCATAAAATGCCGCCACTTAATAAAGAAAATATCATGAAACTCCATGAATTATATATGAAAAGTTCTTCATGGGTTCGAGATATGTCTGCTGCCCCGCGAGCCCTACGTCTACGTGACCATGGTAACCGAGCTGCCGGTAGTGGTAAGTAATAGAATAAAGAATAGTAATTTAAAATTGAACATTGTTTGATTGTACAATCGCATCTGATACATTCGCTGGTTTTGCAATATCATAATCAATATTTTTTACGTATTTATTGTTTGCTTGAGGTTGTAATTTATCAAAATAATCTCCAAATAAAATAGATTGTAACAAGAATAATTCATTATCATGAATATGAAAGTCAGTATTGCTTATATTCATATATTCATTGCTATTAAACATAAATAATTGAATTCTTTGGTAACGAATTAATTCATCGGCCATTTTGGTAAAATAAAATTCTTCATTTTCTATATTATTTATTAGATTTTTATCAGGTAAACATAAGATATTTTTTTTTTCTAAACAGAACAGATGTACATCATTATGAGTAAAAAAGGTATTCATATTGTTTAATTTATTTAAAATTTCATCGTCGATGGTAACAAATGATATATGATTTCGAACCAAATGTTTTAAGATTACCTTCATTTTACCAAGTTTATTTTTATATAAATATTGTTGATTGTCTACAATTTCTTTTAATTTATTATAAATTTCTACATTATAATATTCATTTAATAACATTCTAATCTTGCTTCTAAAAGCTAAATATAGTTGAGTTTCTAATGAAATCTTTTGAACTGTATTTTTACGAATAGTATCTATTTCATTACTTAATAAAAAACTTTTATCTATATTATAATAGTGTTTGTAACTAGAATATTGAATACTCAGTAAATTATCTTGTTCAGTATTTTGTTCGTATGTATCTAATTGTATAAATTGATTTGTTTGTGTTAAAACCCCAATTATTAAATTATCCTCTATTATTTTTATTATAGGTTTACATTTGATATGATTATTCGATATAGAATTTATATTTTGTAATCGTGATAATGTGTCCTGGTAATTAGTCCATTTAATATCATCAGGATAAGTAATTTCTATATTTTTTATAATATTAGATGGATAACATGGAACATACACGGATATAAGATCATCTTTATTTATTGATACTAAGAACCCAATATTTTTTCCATTATAATTTAATACTTGTTTAACTATATGAAAATTATGCAAAATTAGTAAATCGTAAATATTTCGAGATGGTAATGCTTCCTCAAATGAATATACATTCGGTCGGCTTGATAATGGTTTACAATATTTATTTACATTATTTTCTATCTTATTTAATATGGGTTTTAAATTCGTAGGCATATTACTTTGATTAAAAAATTTAATAACATTATGAATAGAATTTACATTATTATTCGGAGTATTACCATATAAATATATTGGTTCAAAGAAATCATCTTGTTTTACTAATATAACGGTTTTTAAATCTTGATTATAAAAAGATTTTTGATAAGAATTAGTTGGACATAATATTTGAATATTGTTTGTAGAATCATTATTAATAATGTCCAAAATAATAAGATTAATACCATTAGAAAAAATGCCTATATCTTTTGATGTAATGATATCCCATAAATAGGTATGATCAATAAATGCATCATCGTCATTTAAAAATGCTTTGAAATTATTATACGATGAAATAACATCATACATATATTGAAGTTTATCTTTATTCGACAGATCTAATGTATTAAATAAAATACTTTTTTGATGTTTTGTAATATCTTTTTTTTCAATAGCAGTAGAATGATTTTTAAAAATAGTAATTAATGAACCGTTTTGAGCTATAGCAAATTTATCAATAGTTAAATTTTTACTTATAATTTTACGCATTTCGTGTATGGATATATCTTTTTCTTTTTTATATAAGTCAGCAATACAACCAATAAACGATTGTCTACCAGGAGTATGTTCTATACCATATCGAAGTAAAGGTTGTTTATCTTTTTGTATTAAATGTTGGTTATTTTTCGTAACATATAGATGATTCTTTGTTTGCAATAACATTTCAACAGAAAGTGGTAAAAACCCCCAACGATTATTTTCAATAGGATATTTATTAAAGTCTAACACATTTTTTTGTGAGGTTTTTATTTTAGACTTTACGTCTTTAACTACCCCCTTTTTATCCTTTTGTTCTAATTCATATATTTCTTTAATATTACCACTTAAATTATCATCATCAATAGCACATTCTTTTCTTCTATTTATTTGTTGATCACTATAGAATTTTTTAAAACAACAAGGAACACAATGTTCTGGGTGTGATTTTGCATCTAATAATCCTGGATAAAAATCACGATATGAACCATCTTTATTTTTATGTTCTTTATCATCATTAAATTCATATATATAATGACCAGGGGGAGGTTTCTTTACACCTTTTGGTATAATTTTACCATCGCATTTACCATCTTTAACTTCTTCCTCTGATAATGGTCTATTTTCGCCTGGTTTAATACACCAATAACGAGGACAAATATACCAATATTTTTTATTTTCTTTTGTGCTATAAGGTAACGCAACTTTATATGAACCTGGATATTCTTTATCAATATTATCTTTTTCTTCTTGTGTTAAAATAATTGGTTGTCTACTTATACTTGCAGGACAACTTCTTGAATACGCATCATATTGTCCTGTTTTTTTTGTTAAGAATAAATTAGGTTCTAATTCTTTCATTTTTTGTAAAAATCCAGTATATCCACCACCATTTAAATCATCATCACTTTCCTCTTCACTGCTATCATCACCACTTTCGTCGTCACTTTCAAAGAAAAATCCATCATCTTCATCTGGAGTATCCACTTTGTCTGACGTTTTATCCAATGCAAACGGTTTTAACTCTACAGGTATTAATTGTGGCTTTATTTCAACAACATCATCTATTTTTTCTACATTTTTCATTTGTTTCATTAATGTAGTTTTTGGTATAGGCAATTTGTCTGGATATTGACTTATTGTTAATAAATTATTTATATAAACATCTAATACATTAATGTAGTTAATTGAATTTATTTCTTTCGCGTTTATTGTTAATTCATTTACAATTGCATTTTCAGTAATAATACATGGTATTCCTGGATTTACATTTATAGCTACTGATTTATTTACATAACGACCATGAATATAAGTATGGTCATTTAAAAATTGTTTTATTTTATTTTGAGCTTCATCTTCAGAAATAGTAAAATTAGTAAGTAATATATTTTTAATAAATGAAATATCATTAGCATTGTTATAATTTTGTGCGATAATTGTATTTATTTCATCCAATTCTGTATAATTAGAGACGCGTTTGAATATAATTAATTTATTATCAACAATATTAAATATTCCTTTAAAAATATTTACGTAATCATTTATTTTAATAACACGTTTTATACTTATTTTCCAAACATATTCAAGATTTATTATTTCATTATTTTGATTATCTATACTATCAAATAGTTTCATTTTATATCCAAGATTTTCAATTATATTGTTTATAGTTGCAATTACTTGATTTACATGTGTTATTAATAATTGATTTAATTCTACTTCGTTTATACTATCTTTTATTTCAATACGTACAATTATATTTCCATTAGATTCAATATCTATAAAAAAATATTTAATATTGGTTTCATTTTCAATATTTAATAATATACTAATTTGTTTAGTCTTTCCAGACATTTTTGATAAAGTTACAATCTGATTACGAGATAGTTTGGGTATTTTTTTACCTTCTTTTGATAATTCAGTAGAATACAATCGATACATATGTTCTCTTTTTGGACCTGGATTATATTTAATAAATACCATATTTTCATTAGCGTGTAAATGTTTGAATATTAATTCTAAGGGTAATAATAATTCTGTATCAGGATGAATAATCATGTTTATATTTTGAATCCCCTTATGAATAAAAGGAATTTCATTATTATAATAATACATGTTATGTAATAAATCAATATTTTGGTAAATTTTATTTATGTTTTCATCAAACTTTTGTTTGTTTTTTTCAATTATTTGTTCTCGGTTATTATTTAATAATTGTTGATTATATATTTCTTGGGATTTCAATAATGGAAAATATAATTCAGTCATGTATTCTTGATTTAAATTATTACGTATAGAATAATTAAGAACATTATTAGCAGTGCATACATATAATGTATTATTTATAATATTAGGATAGTCTAATAAAATATGATTTTCAAAATTCATAATAGCATTTTGATTATTTAATTGAAATAAAGGTTCTTCTTTGTTTAAAATATGATAAGGGTTAGCTGAATAAAGCAAATTTAATGATGATATAAATTGTTGTCCTAAAGTAGTAGATATATCATACTCATTTTTAAAATCTTTCAAAATAGTTAATAATTCTTGATATGTATAAAAATCATTCTTCGTATTTAGTTTTGCAGCTAATTCTAATGGTGCTTTTATATTCATTAACAATTGACCGAGCATATTTTTTGTAAACAATATCTTATTATTGTTTGTAATGGTTTTATAAGCTTGTTGAAAATTAATATTTTTTATTGAATTTACAAATAAATATAATTCTTCATAAGCAATATTATTCATTCCTAATTCATTGATAATTTTCTTTTTTATAACACGAATAGAATCATCATTATGGATATGTTGTTCAGATTTAATAATTTCTATGTTATTTTGTTTATTTTCTAATATTTGTTGATCATTAAAAATAAATTGATAATCTTTATTCCCTTGAAAAATGATAATTTTATTAGTGGTTCCATTTTCATCTAAAATATGAACTTTATATATTAATTTTTTTGGTATTTCAGTAGATGATAATTTACTGGTCATATATAGTATATCAAAGGATAAAATATTGATTTATTTTTTAGATAAAAGATAAATTAATTTAATAAGTTTGCAATACATTTAAAAAATATATCATATAATCCATCTTTGTTATAATCCGGGTCAATAATTATATTTGTAATAATACAAAATCTATATACGCCTTTTCTGTTAAATACTTCAATAGAACAAGTTCCTAATATAGAGTTCATATTTAAATTCTGTATAACTAATATTGCATAATCATCATTTAATTTATTCATCAATCCAATCTCAGTTAATGTATTTATGATTTGAATACTTTTATCTGGTAAAAATTTCATAACTTAATTCACGAATAAGCATAGGTATTCCGTGTAAATAAAACATTGATTAATATATTGTATTATTATACAAATATATTAAGCGTCATAATATGGATTGTCTGTAATTTTCATACCGCAATACTCTTGAGGTTCATTTTTATAGTCAATTGGTTGATGTATACCAGCTTCTTTTGCATTTTCTAATAAAAATTTAAAATTTTGCCAAAATTCACTTTTATGTCCAACTGAAACAGTCATTACATGAGATAATTCGTGAATAGCGACATACATTAATGTACTTTCATCAATTAAATTATTATTATTATTTTTTTTGGTATTTAAACAAAATGCTATTTTTTCACCTTTATTTTCACTATATGCTGTATATGAACTGGTAGGTAATGTTTCCATGACCTTTTCTGGGTTAAAACCATCAACCAGTCTTTTTACATTGTCTTTATCAGGATATTTTTCATGCATATATTGAACAAGTTGTTTACATTTCATGGTAGTGGTTGCTAATAAATCAACCGCATTTTTCAATTGTTTGCGTTCACGTACACAATATTTATTACCATCGACTTCGGATACAATACATTTTAGCTGAAATTCATATGAATTATTATAATGCATATACGCACAAATACTTAACATTGATCCTATTATAGTATATCCTAAAACATCTTCATTCATCATTATAATATATGGTCAGACTTTTCATAATTATTATAATAATCATTTTATAATAATTTATTTATTTATATTTATTTTGTATTCTCGATAGTGCTTTGGTTCCATGGACCAGTTTCAACTTTGGCTACTTCAGGGCAAGGGCGAATATCATAACAAGGATTTTTGTTAACCGTAATTTCACCGTGTAATTTGGTGTTATCAGCTAAAAAATCAACAGGAGGTGTATTAGGGTTTAATGCAGCCCATTCACTGTTTTTATCAGCAGGTAATAAATCGGCAGGGTTAGCAACATCCTTAACTTCATATCCAGCAGGTGTAGAGGCAGAAGCAGCTTCAGGTGCTGGTTGAGCATCTTCAGTCGGTGCACCACTTTCAGGGGCATCGCCGGTGGTCATCTTATCGACAACCATACCTTTATCAGTAGAATATCTAACAAGTGCCCACATAAGCACTAAAAATATACATAAAATAAGCATTTTTTCTTTAGTGAAGAATGCATTTAATCCGCTTAAAAAACCATTTCCGAATTTAGAAAACATTTTGTTTATATAATAACGTGTGATATAATATTTTATTGAATATATATTTTTTGCTAAAATAAATCAAATACTTAATGTCCAAAATCTTCATTGTCTAAATCACTTTCTTCACTATCAGAAATATCTTGTAACATATACGTTTTTTTTATACGTTTTGCTTCTAAAAATGAAGAAAGTGCTAAATCTCTAGCTATTTTTCCTTTTTTTTTAGCCTCACGATACATTTGATAATATAGGTCATTGCGTTCTTTAATTTCAACAGTATCAGTAATTTCTTCTAAATTCAATTGTACTTCTTCTAATGTATTTTTTTTTTCTAAATAAATTGGTTCTTCAGTTGTTTGATTATTTACATTTTCTATATCTTCATTTTCTACCAATCTTGGTTCGTCTACAGTTTCCACTAATATCGGCTCGTCTACAGTTTCCACTAATACCGGCTCATCTACAGTTTCCACTAAAACTTGTTCGTCTAGAGGTTTATCAACTGTTTCTATATTTTTTTCAGAAGAATTATTTGAAGTGCTTTGCACACCTTTTAATAAAAAAGAATCAAATAAATTATCTGGTTTTAATACTAATATTTGTTTTAATTCAATTTCTATTTGAAAGCTTTTTGCAGAACATTTGATACCTTTTATTTCTAAAATATTCATAATATCGGTATCATCGTTAATATCATTAATATTTACTTGTAATTCATTTTCATCATAAATTTTAATAATAGGTTTCCCTAAACTGGATGGAATGCCTGAGCGTATTAGATAATATTTACCAGATTTATAAGTTTTTAATGTGCTTGTGAAATAATTTTCAATTTCATGCAATTCCATATCTCCATCAAACCAATTTTCACGATTATTATAAATATGTTGTTGACATGTATTCTCTAATGTTTCAATCCATTTAATAAATTCATAATTTATATTACTGAACATCATATCAGTATATATTTTTTTTCCAGTGCTAATAATACCTTGTTTGGTTTTACATTTAGGCGGTTGAATATATAGAGGTGCGTTGTCGATTACACATCGAATAAAATAATTACCACCAGTTGTTAGTATAGGTTTTGCTAAAGTTAATTTATCAAATGAAAAAGTATTGTCGGGATTATAAATAGTACTCATTCTATACGATTACTTATAATGAGGATACAAAAATGAAATAATAATTATACGAATATACGTTTATTCTAAATAATTTTATTATGATTTTTTATTAGAGATGAAAAGTTTAAAAGATAGATGTGTTGACTTTTTAAAAGATAAAGATATTCGAAATGATATGAAAGAATTAATAACTCCAGTATTTGATATGATTTATAACGATATGTATGTTTATATATGGTTAATATGCATTTATAATATTTTTTTAATTATATTAATTATAATCAACTTGTATTTATCTCATCGTATTATTAATAAATATGATTTATTTCTTATTAGTCGTTACGGGTATTAAATATAGATTATAAAAATAATTCATCTAGTTCAGGTATTGCTCCTTCGTCAAATTTTTTTCTACAGTTTACAGTAGTAATTGTAAGACTATACATTTTTTTATTATCAATCTTTTCTTTGTATTCATTTCGTTTTAATGAATAAGATAAATATACTGAAAATTCATCTATATTTTTAATTATAATATTTAAAAAACCACCGATATAACAAGTAATACAATATTGTATTTCTAGTTGGTGTTTAACTTCTATAATATTATGCATCACTTGAATTAATCTAAATTTTGTATCTGTATATTGTATTTTTTTTATTTCTTTTGTTTTTGTTACGTATTTTTCAGACAAAAATTTTAATTTTTCATTATTAAATGGTATATTAAGAGATGGATTTATATTTTTTAAATATAAATATTTTAATAAATAATGACAGACACAGTCTGATGCTCGTCGGATAGGAGAAGTAAAATGTGTGTATTCTTTACTACCTACTAAATCATGTGATGCAACTGTATTCATATAATCCGCAGATATACCATTTGTAATTATATGATGTAATAATTCGTTTCCAGTTAAGTCTTTGAAATCAATACCCGTTATAGCGGTAGCATCACATGTTCTAAAAATTCCAATGCCGTCTAAATGGATTTTTAAATATTCACC